ACTGCCCCTGTCCCACGCATCTGAATCGTATAAGGCACGCCGCGCAGTTCCGCGATTGCTCTGAGAGAGTTCTGTAGCAGAGATTTTTTTCCAGTGCCGGCCATTCCTCGCCAACTTATAGAAAGATAGTCCATCTAGGGTTAAGACGTATGAAAGCTTTAAGGCATATTCCGTTACATACATAGTATGGAATGGACAATACCTCTACAAAATCTGGAAGTTGGGAAAATAAACATTGATGCACCGACCCAGGCGTCGAAGCTCCTGTCACATCTGAGTTATTCGGATGGAGACGTCTCGTTCAACTGTCTGTCTATCCTGTTACCGCTGCTGCCTATAAAGTCCTATGACGCTACCTCAGGTCGTCTCCAACTCTCTCTACAGACAACTAACACCTCCACAAAGCTACAGGCTTTCCAGGAGATGTTGATCAATGCCGTGACAAACAACCAGCGCCCATGGTTTCCTGGAAAGGCGATAAGTGAAAAGGATGAGATTCGGCACGGGTTCCAGCCTTTCGTTGATAGCAGTGTGATTCATCTCTACTGCCCATCGTCTTCGGTAACGGTCTCGAATGAAGTACAGATCTATTCGGGAAAGGAGTGGACTCGTGGGGTAGTCTCGCCGAGTATGTTTACTGTAGGAAAGCAAGTGCGGCTGGCGATCAAGTTCCAAGGACTTTCCTTTCATCAACACCCTGTGACGAGGGTCTGGACGGGAAAGTTTCGCCTACAGCATCGCATTACCGCTATTCTTACGAGTTGACTGCGCTCAGCTGTTGTAAAGAGGAAACACTCACGCTGATAATGGAAATCAGGAGACTGGCATGGACCATGAAGAGAACATAGGGGCGCTCGGCGGTCGTATTGGCACTCACATAGACATAGGAGAGTCCCGCAAGCACCATGATCAGGAGTGTATTAATCATACTCACATGCATTATGGCATTCTTCAGCTCATTCTTTGAGTCACCATTTGCGGAAGCATTTCCCACCGTCACTATAGTGTAAATCATACTCGCGAAAAATAGTAATACACATGCCCACAGCCACCACTCCATTCTACCGTGTTGTGCCGAAAATAAGTACCCTAGAGGGTACTTATCATGGGCTTACAACATAAAGCTGTTGTGCCGAAAATAAGTACCCCTTCAGGGTACGTACCTTCTAATGGAAGACACTTGACACATTCTATGCAGGAGGAGCTGATGGCAGAGGACCCCCCTGTGCATGCCTTTTTCCGATCGCTCGTACTTTATCATATAGAGTACTAGTGCTTATGACCTGAATATCACTCAATGTAAATAGGACATACATTGCAAAGGCAAGTACCACAAAAAAGAGCGGCGTGCCCACATTGTTCCAATATGCATCCATACTTACTGATCCACAGCCACTATCCATATCTCTTCTGTTTTATAAGGTTATCTATGCGTTAAATAGGATGGTGCAACGCCGTACGTTAAAACGTCGTACGTTGAAACACCGTGGTGGATCAAGAGAAACGAAAACACAACCAATGCCGGGGCCTTCACAGTGCCATCCAGCGATGGGAAAGGTCGCTCCGCCACACGGGTGTCTTCCCATAGATGTTCTAAAGAGTGCTGCCTTACGCCTCGGTCTTTCTGTAAAGAGCGGCAAGGCACTCCGCAACGAGCTGAATGCCGCCCTGAAGGTTCCACCCGGGGCGGAAAGAACATTTTTGAGCAAACTCCCCATCCCTGCAAACGAGAAGAAGGATCTCGCAAGAACCCATTTGCGCCCCCCCATGCCTAATAGCTGGAAGGGCGATCCTGACATGTGGCTCGACTCAAACAACATCGCCGATGTTCTCAACCAGTACGAGGATGCCTATCCTGATTTCGAGTTCATGGGTCCCTTTCCCATCGATTTTGCAGCCCCCGACCCCTATAGCGGTGGTGGCGAGAAGAAATGTCTCATGACCGAGATTTGCGAGCTGCGCGTCACAAAGGCCCTACAGAGTGGTACGAAATCGGTGGGAATCGTCTACAACTTGGACCCCCACTACAAATCAGGGAGCCACTGGGTCGCGAACTATATAGACATTGTCGGACACAAGTGCTACTACTTTGACTCGTACGGTATGGCACCTCCCATGCAGGTCGTCCGTTTCATGAAATGGCTGACGACCCAGGATCCCAAGATGAAGCTCTTTTACGGGAGTCGCCGTCTCCAGTTCAACAATACCGAATGCGGCGTCTACTGTATTTACTTCATTATTCGGATGCTCGAGGGCGACTCCTTTACAGACATCACTCGCAGGAAGCCGAAGGATGCAGAGATGTTAGATCTGCGGGACTGGCTCTTTTCCACATAACGCGCGCCAAGTGAGTCTAAAAAGGTCCGGCATCTTAGATAGAGAGCGGGCAATGACGGACATACGACCCGGAACAAATACTCAATCCCAGTTTTTCAATGCGAAGAACGAGGCCATGCTCGACCGGCTTTTATATGCGGACTTTCAGCGTCGCACTGGCGCTGACTTGAACGAGAAGCAGAACCAGCGGCTCGTGAAGACGGTGAAGCACTATATGACGGAAGTGTATTCCAAGAGCCCTGATCAGTCCGTCCAGTACCTCAATAAGGAAGTACTTCAAGCGGTCGTCCCCGATTTCATGAGCTATTTGAAGCGCAGCTCGACATCGGGCGATTCTCTTCAAATGGATGTCAGCACACGATTCGGCCAGCTTCAGACTGAGCGCCAGGGTCCTCCCGTCGCCTCACCCACACCCCCCGACTTTCGCATCAACATGGACTCTGACGGGCCCTCTCCCCTCAGCCGTTTTGAGGAGATGAAGCGTATTCGTGAGGCAGAGGCAGCACGTGAGGCGGAGATGTTGGCTTCGCGGTCACCCCCTAGTGAATCCCAGGAGATTGTCGTTCGCAAGCAAGATCCTGGTATGACCCGTTTCCTTGATTCAGACACGGATTTCCGCAGCGGTACGGAGGCAGCACGCCAGCGTGACCAACTCTCGCTCATTATGCGGGAGGCCGAAAGGAACATGTCACGTCCCGAAAGCGCGCCACTTGCTCTCCCGGATATGCGCGGCCTCTATCTCGGGGAAGGCGGACAAATGCCTCCTCCCACACGCTCCCAGGGGATTGCCGTCGGTAACCCCACACTGGCCATCCCTGATTCCTACCGTGATCGCGTACTTCCTCAGGATGTCATCAAGCCCCAGGACGACATTGTCGCCTACAAGGAGGTTGAACACAACTTGTTCGTCTACAGTGCAGATCGTGATTGGGTCAATAACACGACCGAGAATCGCTACAACTTCTCCGTGACCTTCGATCCCGCGAATAACCAGTCTGGCTTCGGCTACAATACGGCAACGAACATCAAGTTCAAGAACATTACTCGCATTGAGTTCGTGAAGGCGATCATGCCTACGGAGGGTTTTGATGTACTGGCAACATCCAGTAGCACAGCGGGAACACCTCAGAATACGCTCAATACGAATATCTTATCCTTCCCCTATCTACAGGTGCGCATCCCTGAGCTGAACGTGAATGGCTATGGTACAAACGACGGCATTAATAACGCCTTCGCGGCGATTTCCTATGACGCCTATTGGACTTCCGACAGTAATGCCAGCAATCGCGGCTATGCACGTATGATCCCCAAGTTCCTGAAATGCCAAAAGGTGTATTATCCTACACCTCTTTCCACTCTGCAGAAGTTGACGTTTCAGATCCAGCGCCCCGATGGGACACTGGTGAGTACGGAAACCGATACACTCACGGTGAATGCTGTGCTGATGCCTAGTAATACGGCCACCACTACGAACTATAGGGCGACTGGAGCTGCCACCTGGGAGTGGATCTGGCTCAAGACTTCCACATTTTTCAATCAGTTCACCTTGAGTCAGGGAGATCGTATTGTTCTGAAGAGCCTGGGCTTCAACTCGGCGCTCACAGCCTATGCTGGCTTTAATGATCTGGTGAACTATCTGACACAGCCCCAGGGTCTCCTCGTATCCTCTATAGGAAGAAGCACGGGGGCGATTGACGGCTACGCGGATGGTGGAAACGTGGCCGGCTATGCCAACTCTATTGTGGTCCGCAATAGTTTCCAGGATCCTACACTGGGCTTAACCACGGTCAGTCCTTGGGTCACGAGCTATATTGCTTCTCTGGCGACTTTCACCAATGCCGCTTCTGCTACAACTATTACACCAGTGGCAGGTGGGTCCGTAAGTCTCACATTGGCGACTGGTCTGCCCTATACGGCCGGCATGCCCGTGTTTGTACGCGGTGCAACAACAGCAAATAACTTTACAGGTGTTATATCGAGTTATACGACGGGTACGGGTGTTACTGTGATAAATACTATCGCGAATATTAATGGATCCTTTGCTGGCTCAGTCGTTTACACGGTGGTCGCGGGCACCATTCCCTCCGCCGGCCGTCTCATCAACATGAACCACCAGATCCAGATCATCATGCGTGTGATTACTCGTGAGATGGATTCGGCCGCCAAGTTGCGCCCTGACAATCTCCAGGCATAGCAGGATGCATACCATCATCGTAAATCCTCTGAATGGACTCATATCAAAAGAAGTGCGTCCTAGGTGGATGTGTAAGCATCCGAGGGCCGAACTCCTCGACAAAAAAGAGATGATGTACATGTGCAGAGACTGTAACTCATCGAATCACCTTGTGAAAGTTATACCTACCGTGAGAACGGGACAGACATCTCCCAAGAAAGTCTCGATTTCTCCATGCAGAGAAGAGGAAGTTGGATTTAAAGTTGAGCCCACCATACTCTAAAGGAATGTGGCCCGACGCAGTAAAAACAGTCTATGTTCTCTGTCATCCGCAAAAGGAAAAGGACCGGTATGATCGCCTCATACCGCATCTGAAATCCGTGGGAATCCCAGACGAACGTATTAAGATCTGTGCTCCAACCTGGGGCGCAGATCTGACTGTAGATGAAATATTCGCCGCGTACAATCCCTATTTGAAGCGCCCCGTGCCCACTTTCACCTTCAAAGGGGCTGGACTCACGCGCGGGGAAATCAGTCTTGGCATGAATTTCGCGGAAGCCGTCAAGCAGGCATCCGAGCAAGAAGGACTCGTCATTACTCTCGAATCGGATGTCTGGCTCCGCCCTGATTTCGTCAAATGCTTGAACGATCTTCTTGCAGATGTTGCCGGTCGTCCCTGGGATTATATCAGTCTCGG